GCTAAGGCTGTAGTTGTAGATCCTGATACAACAATAGAACACGAACCAATTACAGGAAAACGCTATGCAACAGCAAAAACTCCAACTTACACGAAAGCAGGAAAACTCACTTCCCATATTATCAAGTGGTTTGGGCCTGATATGGGCAGCACTGTTGATGATTCCAAAATTTTGGGTTCTTACAGTAGGGTTGATTTTCACGTTGGTGATATTGGTAACACTGATACGGTTAAGTCTTATTTGGGAACAATTGGTTGGAAACCAGACGAATGGAATTGGAAAAAAGTTAACGGAGAATTTATCAAAGTCTCTGCCAAGCTCTCAGACAGTTCCTTGGAAGGACTCGGAGATGTAGGTCAAGCCTTAATGGAGTATTATACCTTAAGATCTCGTAAGTCAATCTTAGAAGGTTGGTTCCAATATCTAGACGACAATAGTAGACTACATGGTGATGTATTTAATATTGGTACACCTACTTTCAGACAAACACATAAAATTATTGCTAACTTACCTTCAGGAAAAGCAACCCTTGGCCCTGAGTTTAGACGATTGTTTATTACTTCTGATGGTTATAAACTAGTTAGTGCTGATTCAGCTGCTTGTCAACTTCGTCTTTTAGCTCATTTTATGAATGATCCTAAATTTACTAAAACAGTATTAGAGGGTGACATCCATCAAATGAATGCTGATATTATTGGCTGTACGAGAAATGAAGCTAAGCGATTTATATTTGCTTATCTTTACGGAGCAGGTGCTCAAAAGCTTAGCGGTTACATTAGTAAATCTGTTTCAGAAACTAAAGTTGCTATGAATAAATATAAGAAAGCTTTACCTGCTCTAGCAAGGCTAATTAAAAAATGTAATAATGCAATCGAAACTAGAGGCTTTATTAGAGGTTTAGATGGTCGTAAGATTATTCTTGAAAGAGATCAAAGACACAAAGCTCTTAATTATCTTATTCAAGGTGCTGAAGCTATTGTTATGAAGGCAACTGTTGTTATGATTGACGAACAGTTAAAGAAAGCAGGTATTAACTTTAAACACTTATTATTCTATCATGATGAACATACTGTGGAGGTTGAAGAAAACTATGCAGAAAAAGCTCGTAATATTATTATGAATTGTTTTGAAGAAGCACCTAAAGCATTAGGTATTAATATTATGACTTGCGGTGATTGTAAAATAGGAGATGATTACTATGAAGTTCACTGATGAATATGAGTATGAAGTTTGGTTCTTAAATTCACAAGAACCAAAGTATTATGGTCATTATGAAAAGGACGAAGCAGAGTATGAAGCTGCACTGTTATCTGAAAGATGGACACCTGTTGAACTTCGTGTAATTAAAATTACAAGAACACTAGACAAAGTAGTTAAATATAGTTAGGAGATGACTATTATGACGTCCATTAGACCGATGACTGATGACGAAAGAAACAGAGCTAAAGAAAGAGCAATAGCTAATATGCACGATCCCTTTGGTAACTTCCCTAAAAAATCTTTAGAAGCTAGAATAGAAGCTATTGAAGAATTTATGGAAGTATTACTAGACAAGCCTGAATATCAACACGCCTTAGAAGTTAAACGCATGAAAGCTAACGTGAAAAGGAGCATACATGAGCACTACAAAGTCAAGCCCAACTACACTGACTAAAGATCATGAAAAAGTTTTTAGAGCATGGATTAAAGAAGGCTATGTTAACGATGACACAATAAATAACTATCTATATTTTGTTAGAGATTGGTATCAAAAGGAAAAAGAAAAAAATGCTACCTGATGAAATGGAATCTGAAAAAAATAGAAAAATTATTGTAGCTCAAGCTAATAAAATAAAAATATTAGAAAATAACGTTAGAGAGTTACAACAGCAATTAACAGCTGCTTATATAAAAATGCAAAGGTTAAGCAAGAATGAATAAACGTATACCTACTAAAGGTGGTGATGAGTATGATGCCTTTAGTAAATCAAGAAAGTTTCTTAATTGGTCTAGAGGTCATTTAAAGAAAATTAAACGGCAGTATAACAAGAGACTTAGAAAAGTTAACAAAAGGATAAACTTATGATTACAGTATCTTTGAATGAGTTAGTTCGTACAAAATTTGATAAATTTTTTGATGAGTTAAGCTTTCAAAATGAAACTCCTAGTTTAAAAGTTAAACAGCTTTTTAACAAATTAGAAACTGAAATTTTAGAAGTTTTAAATGTTGATAATAGAAATAGTATAACTGAATATGAAGAAATGTATGATGAGGGTTATGAAACTGGACGAGATGTAGGTTATGATGAAGGTAAAGAAGATGGCTATATAGAAGGATATAATCAAGCAATGTCAGAAAGTGATTAATGTTTACAGTAGAATTTGAAAAAGATGCAGCAGTGATTACAGTACTGTCTGAAGACGATAGTCAAGAAGATGTCGAAGTAATCGTTGGAGATGATAGTAATGTTTGGATTAGACAATATCAAGAGTATAAAAATGAATTTGACGTTATTTGTCTTACTTGGCAACAATTAAAAGATATATGTGTAGCATTAGACAGCCCTGAAGGTATGTTCCAGATAGTAAGGAAAACAAATGAAAATCGGTAAGGAATTATACCAAGAATTAGCTTTAACCTTTTACGGAGATACTCATGTACATGCTCAAAACTTAAAGGCAGGTCTTCGTGAAGAAGTAGAAGAAGTGTGTAATGCTACTAGCCGTGAAAACCTTATTGAAGAACTAGGTGACTTACTGTGGTATGTTACTATTTTGGCTGATAATGCGGGTTTAGACTTAGGTGATATTATGTTAGCTAATATTAACAAGCTTGAAAGGAGAGCTTTAAATGGAAAGTAAAAGGGAAAGTGAAGTACATAGCATTCATGTTGTTTCTATTGATGAACATGAAGACGGTTCTGCAACATTAGAATTAGATCTTGACAAAGAAACTTTTGCTCAAATCTTTAACATGGGCTTTCTTGAGCTAGTTCGTAGAGGTATGGAATCTGAAGAAAACGAAGAGTAAATAATACCTGACGTTAAAGAACAATATAAAGGAGCTACTATGTTAGCTATTGTTGATGGTGATGTACTTTTATATATTAGTATATGGGGTGCAGAAACCAAAGAAGAAGCAAGAGAAAATTTTGATAGTTTATTTGATTCTATATTAGAAGATCTTTTTACAACAGATTACGTTATGGCTTTAGGTGGCCCTGACAACTTTCGAGTAGATATATATAATGAGTATAAGGCTAATCGATCAAAGTCAAAATCAACAAGACCAGAATGGTTCTTAGATTTGAAATCAGATGTTGTAAATGAGTATGAAGGTTGTATATTAACAGACAATTGTGAAGCAGATGATATGGTTCGCATTTGGGCTAACGAATGTAAACAACCTTATGCAATTGTTACTGTAGACAAAGATTTAGATTGTATCCAAGGTCTTCACTACAATCCTCGTAAAAGAGAACCTTATATAATTGAGGGTGATTATGCAGATTATTTCTATTGGAAACAATTACTTATGGGCGACAGCGTAGACAATATACCAGGGATTCCTGGGATTGGGGCTAAAAAAGCTGAAAAAATGCTTGAAGGTATTATTTTTCCATATGAAAGAAAAGAAGTTGTGTGTAAAGCTTATGCAGACTTTTATGGAGAAGAAGGTCATGCTTATATGTTAGCTAACGGTAAGCTGCTTCATATTTGGCGTAAAGAAAACGATCATTTTAGTTTATCAAAAGAAAAGTACAATGCTTATGTCAACAGATAAAGGGCATTGGATACACAATAAAAAATTTGAACCTAGTGATTGGTTTGGGTTTGTGTATTGTATAGAAAATAAAGAAACTAATCAGTACTATATTGGTAAAAAACAATTTTGGCATGGTGGTCGTAAAAAATCTAAAACATACGGTAAAGCTATGTCATGGAAAACTTATATGGGATCTTCTAAAACTTTAAAAAAAGATATTAGTAAATATGGTAAATCTAAATTTAAGTTTGAAATGATAGATCTTTATAAAACAAAAGGTGGTTTATATTATGCTGAAGCTTACTTACAAATGGTCTGCGGTTGCATGACAGAGTATTTATCAGATAGTATCACACCTAGATTTTATAATAGGCAAATTGCAGCTATAAGATTTGTACCAAAAGAGTTTCCCAAACAATCTACTAAGAGATATCCTAACAAATTAAAAAAGAGGTATTTATAATGTCACCTATAGCTCCAGCCTTATGGATTGCTGGAATGGCTGCATTGCTATTTGGATTAATAGATTATACATTTAAGTTTAATGTATTTGATCCAGTAATTGCAATAGTCTTTTATTTATTTGCTCAAGAACTAAGTAAGTTTGTAGCTGAATTAACTATGGATAACAATAATGGGTCGAATAGTAACTCGTAATCAACCATGTGAAAAATGTGGAAGTAGTGATGCAAAACAAATTTATGATGATCAATCAGCTTTTTGTTTTTCATGTAGAAGCAACTTTTTAGCTCCTAAAGAGGAACATATGCAACAACAAACATTAACTAGAGATTGGTCTACCAAGCTCAAAGAGGTAGAACATGACTTCACTTCTCGTGGTTTTAAAGAGCGTAATATTCGTCGCCAAATATCTGAACATTACGGTGTTAAGGTTGCTTATGATATTGATGGTAATATTGATTCTCATTATTATCCCTACTATGATGGAGACAAACTCTCAGGATATAAAGTCAGAAAATTACCTAAAGACTTTACCTCGATTGGAACCGTTAGAAGTGGCTTGTTTGGACAACAATTGTATAGTGGAGGAAAAAGACTTGTTATCTGCGAAGGAGAGCTTGATGCTATGTCAGTGCAATCTGCATGGTACAAGCGATATCAAACTTTTTACCCCGTAGTATCTCTAAGATCTGCTTCTAGTGTTAAAGACCTTATTAAAGAAAGAGATTGGGTTAGAAACTTTGATGAAGTAATTTTATGGCTTGATAATGATGATGCAGGGAGAGAAGCTACAAAAGAAGCTGCTCGTA